AAGATATATGCCAACCGTCAAAAGACAAAAATGGCTATGTCAGACGCACAGCTTATGCATGCAGAAAAAATGGCCCGAGGTGAGGAAGCTTACCAGGGTAAATTACTAGAAGCTAGGCAAAACGACTATAAGGACGAATTTGTTTTGATAATTATTTCGGCGCCCATTGTGGTTTTAATGTGGGCAGTCATGTCAGACGACCCTGAAGCGATGGAGAAGGTTAAATTATTTTTTGAATATTTCCAATCACTTCCTTCTTGGTTTACAAACCTGTGGATTCTTGTCGTGGCAAGTATTTTTGGTATAAAAGGTACACAAATATTTAGGGGAGGCAAAAAATAATGTCTAACTATTTTAATGTTTACAAAGCAGCAAAACCGTTAGTTAAAATGGCAGGTCAAAAATCTGTTAAAACAATAAAATCTGCAGCAAAACAAGCACAAGAAAAAACAAAACAATTTTTTGAAAAAATAGATGTTGATAAAAAGTTTAATAAAGCAAAAGAAAAGCTTGATAAGACTTTAAATAAAACTGACAAAGTTTTGAAAAAATTTGGTAAAACAGTGGACAAACAGAAAAAAATTTTAGGAGGCAAAAATGACTAAACTATGTCCAAGAGGTAAAGCAGCAGCGAAGCGAAAATTTGCGGTGTATCCCTCAGCATATGCGAACGCCTACGCATCTAAAATTTGTGCAGGTAAAATAAAAGATCCATCTGGAGTAAAAAGAAAAGACTTCAGAGGACCTAAACCTAGCAAAGCTATGGGCGGTAGAGTTGGAAAATTAGTCGGTGGTCAAGTTAAATTAGATAAGAATAAAAATAATAGAATTGATGCCGAGGATTTTAAAATGTTAAGAGCTGGTAAAGCTGGTGGTGGTTTAATGGAGGCTACAAGAAAATTAAGATCACAAGGATTAAAAAATGGTGGAGTTGCAAGAGGATGTGGCGCTATCATGAAGAACAGAAGAAAAAAAACAAAGTTAGTTTAAAATGGCTAAACAAGGTCTTAAGACATGGTTCAAACAACAATGGGTAGATATTGGGAGCAAGCGAAAAGATGGCTCGTTCGCAAAGTGTGGCCGTTCAAAACAGAAGAAAGATGCGAAGAGGAAGTACCCGAAGTGTTTGCCTCTAGCCAAAGCGAGACGATTAACAGAGGGACAAAGAAGATCTGCCGTTGCCAGGAAACGGGCAGCTGCCAATGTGGGACCTAAACCCACAAACGTAGCAACATTTGCAAAAAGAAAAAAAATGGGTTTTGGAGGTTTAGCGTGAAGAAACCTAAAATGTCCCCAACAAGTGATAAACCTAGTCCACCAATGAACAGCATGATGAGACAAGCTCAAAAAAATTATGTTGGCAGTTTTATTTCAGGAAGCTTAGGTGGTGTTAAAGTAGGTAATAAATCTTATAAGAAATTTTATTCTAACCCAGGTTATAGGATGCCAAAAATATAATGAGAAGAGAATCTAAAATGCCAGCTAGAAATAAAAAGAATTTCAGACCCACAAAGTCTGGAGCAGGTATGACACGAGCCGGTGTTGCTGCCTACAGAAGACTTAATCCCGGTTCAAAATTAAAAACAGCCGTGACTGGTAAAGTGAAACCAGGGTCAAAAGCTGCTAAACGTAGAAAGTCATTCTGCGCAAGATCACTAGGACAAATGAAAAAATTCCCTAAAGCAGCCAAAGATCCAAACTCTAGACTACGTCAGGCAAGAAGGAGATGGAAATGTTAAAGAAAAAGAAAATAATTAAAAAAGTTATTAAAGGTTTGAAGAAAGCCTCTAAGTTACATTCTGGTCAAGCTAAAATGTTAAAGGGAGTTATCAATGGTAAAAAAACTAAGAAAAGTAGCTAAAGCGTTAGGTAAAGCTTCAAAGCTACACAAGAAACAATCTAACATTATTAAAAAGCATATTAAGGAGATGAAACGTGGCAGATCCTAAAGTAGGCACTGGTAAAAAACCGAAAGGTTCTGGGAGGAGACTTTATACTGATGAGAATCCTAGAGACACTGTTAGAATTAAGTTTGCGACCCCTACAGATGCTCGTAAAACTGTGGCAAAAGTTAAACGAATCAGCAAGCCATACGCGAGAAAAATACAAATCCTTACGGTTGGTGAACAGAGAGCCAAGGTTATGGGTAAGACAAAGGTGGCTAGCATATTTAAGAAAGGTAAAGAAGCAATTAGGAAAGGAAGAAAAGCGTAATGAATCTAGAATCAGTAATAACAAAACTACTAAGGCATCTAAACAAGAGAATAGATGACTTATCCATGACTGTCACATCCGGCGGCGTTGACAATATGGAAAAATATAACTATATAATAGGACAAATAAATGCCCTAGAGGCAACTAAACAGGAACTCTCTAACCTGCTAGAAGATAAGGAGCAAAATGAAGGAACAGTCATCGACATCAACAATAAAACTACCTGATAAAAAACTGGTAGGAGTCAAAACAGAAAAAGATTTAGCAAAAGAAGATTCAAGTAAACTACCACAACCAACTGGTTGGAGGATGTTAGTTTTACCTTTCAAGATGAAAGAGAAAACAAAGGGCGGAGTTATTCTTGCCGAAACAACCTTAGAGAGACAACAAGTTGCGTCACAGACTGGTTTAGTTTTAAGAATGGGTCCGGATTGTT